GGCTCATCGGTATCGGCAACAAAACGCTCATAAAGAACGTTAGGCTTGCGGGTCCAAGTAATTGTTCCATCGTTTCCACTGTTGGCTATTGTAGGCGCAGAACTGCCCGCTGTGCCGCTTGTGTTCGCAGTCCAATACTCACCATCAGAGAACACCCACATGCCCGCTGTGACGCTCATAGAGGCCGCCCAATCGCGAGGCTTTATCCATGTCTTTGAGCGGTAAAAAAGGCTGATTGTTTCGGTCCCCACTGGAGTAGGATGCATTGCAACCGCACGAGTCGCTTTGCTGCTTTGAGTAACACGAAACGCAAACTTAATTCCGGCGTTGCCTGTTTGTGTAAGAGCTTGCCATTCCCGAGGCGTAATCGGGCCTCGTAGTGGGGTCATATCTCCGGTGTACCATGCTGTCGAATCTAATAGTTCGGCACAATCAGCAGGGAGCGTCTGATTGGTTCCAGCAACAAGGGAAAGAGAGGAAAGCTTTGTAAGTTGCGGCCAATCGAACATCCGAACGGCTTCAATGCCTCGTTCGTTGGCAATCGCTAGCAACTGTCTTGTGGTTGCGTCCGTATTGTTAATTATGGATGTCGGGCGAGGGAACCCACCAAAATCGCAGGCATCTTGGAGAACAGAAAGAAGAGTCGCCACGTTTTAAAATCCTGTAAGACTTCAAAACGGAGAGGCTCTAAATGGGCCGCCGTTGATAACGCTCTCTTAAATGGCAAGGAGGGGTCGAGCGACTTCCCCTCTTTATCTTATGTCAAACGTTGTGGTTTTACCACTGAAACTTTTTATAGATTCAACTTAAAACGCAACCCACTGAATTGATCCAGATACTTGTACTGCGCCACCAAGGGATAAGTTTAATAGGGCTCCTACTGCGGTAGAAAACCAACTTGTCGGATTATGAGGTAAAACTTTCATAGCATTTGCTGCAAGGCTTTGAACACCTGAAAGAGAAGTCCCACCAGCACCGCTCTGAAAATCTATTGTTACAGCTCCAGCGACAACCAGTTCGTATGATAAAACGTAAATAGCCTTACCAGCTTGAGCCGCCACTACTGTGTTATTGCCAAGAGTCGCCGCTGATATTACAGATGTGTTGACTAATAAAAGTTCTCCTGCGGGAGACCAAATTCTATCAACCGCATTGCCAAATGTTACGCCATTCGCAAATCCGCTCATTTTTTACCCTTTACGAGTTCTTTTAACATGTCTTGGAGTTCGGCATTTTGCTTTTGCATTGCCGCCATCTGCTCTTTAAGAGCTTCCACTTCAACGTTTTTGCTTGGCTTTGCGTCAAGATAATCGCTAGCTCGCTTTCTCATGTTCATCGCGCCAATCCCAATTGCGCTCAACACATGATCGCCCACTTTTGACAACTGTTCAACCGAAAAAACATGGGCTCTTGTGCACATATCTTTTTGCGTTTCGGTAAACCCAAGAACGTCAAGAGGGGTGCCGATGTCTTGCCCTTCATTAAGCTGCCATTGCCTATAAACTTCTGAAAATCGCTTAATATCAGCAGGAGTCACCACGCGCACAACCGTATCGCCGCCTGGGACCTTTATTTCAATATATTCAAGCTGTACGGAATCGTCGTAGATATCACGTTCCTCAATTCGGCTTTCCTCTGCTTTGTACTTTGGCCCTCGATAAAACCGTACTCTAAGCGACGAATCATCCCCGTGACGCATGCGTTGGCCTGAGTTTGGCATCCTATCTTCTAATATTTGTGGAAACATGAATCCTTTCCTTTTTTAAATAGGGAGGAGCCGTCTCCCCCCTTTACCCTATGCCTTAGTTGCTTGCTCCGTAGAACAATTCACCTGGGCAATAAATTCCGATGTTTACATCGGCTGCGGCAACGGCTGCCGAGCTATTGTGGAACGCATTAAGAAACTTACCAGTAATGGCAAGGTCATCAAGCTTTCCGTCAGTCGCGCTTAAAGATACTTGAGCATTGGCCGCAATAGCCTGTGCAGAAGTCGCGCGGAGAAATCCACCAGTACCAACCCAGAAATAATTTCCGGCTGGCACTGTAGCAAACTGCACAATCCCTACGCAGCCAACAAGTGCATCATCCCCCGCTGCGCCTACTTCTAGTTCCCCAGAAGTAGCGTTTAAACGAAGAATATATGCAAAACGAAGCGCAAGAGTTCCCGCAGTTCCGTTTTTAACAAGTCGATAAACAGCCCCATCTTTTCCGGTTACACGGTCACCCGCTTTAAATCCGGTAGGGAGGGAAGTTCCGACGAATTCCAGTTCAACCCCACCAAGGGGCTCAATTATTCCAATACCCATAATAAAAGCCTCCGATAAAGTTTACTGTTGTGCGTAGCCCTGAAGGAAGAGGTTTCTTCCTGTCATGTTACCAGCCCATGCAAGGTAACGAACGGTTGCATCCTGGTTAAACGAATCTCGAGCTTTCAAAGGCACGAAGTTGCGCTTCGATGCAGTTTTGAAGAACAAGTGATTCAGGTTGAGGAATCGGGTAATAGTCGCTGTCGACACACCCTGATATCCACCACCGTTAATCACTGGGATTCCCATGAACTCAAGATCGCCGCCGCCAATGGTATCAACCGTAGCTTGCCCGACCTTCATGATTCTCTGGACGGTCTGTAGAGACTCACGATAGAAACGATAGTGCGTGCCGCCTGCATAAATCAGGGTAGGTCGCTCGTTGTTCCGTGTGAGTGCATCAACGCAAAGCCCATAGAACGACTGAATGGTTTGGTTGCTGATGGTGATGCTGTTATCGGAAGCGTCAAGAAGCTGGTTTCTTGCCCAAGTGTAAGTGCTTCGGTCAATTCCACCAACGGTCCCAGAAGTAGGAGCCGAAGAGACAAGAAGTCCAAGACCGCCTATCTGCTTACCGCCATCTGCTGTACCATCCGATTCAATATCAACGGCCAGCTGGTTCATCATGGTGTACTCAGCAGCTTCGATTCTCTTTTCGAGAAGATCAAATACCTGCTCAGGTCCAGTGTTCTGAACATCGCTTTCAAGACCGTTAATAACAACGGCAACAGCTACCTGTTTCCAGAGAAACCGGAAAGCAGTGAATTGCTCAGTCTGCGAAGTGTTAAGAACCTCTCCACCAGAATAACGCTGATAGGAAGGGTTCTCTGCGAACAGCTGTTCTTCGAGAATAGATTCCCCACCAGAAACGAGTTTTTGGTTGTCCTTCATGAATCTCAGCAACGGAATGTTGCGCGAGATCCCATCTGCCATTTTCTTACTTCTTTTGTACATTGTAACGGTGAGCATTTCACCGATACTTGCATTAGGCGTTGCCATTTTTTAATCCCTAAAAGTAGCCTGTTTCTTTAGCTGCCTGCATTAGGGCTTCACGGATGGAGTTTGGTTCTTTTGTCTTGGATGGCGCACCACTTATCCCACTAATTCCGCTTGCTGCTCGCTTTACAGATTGTGGTACTGGTTGTGGCTTCCTTAATGAAGCAAAAGACGGGTGTCGCATCGCCGCTCCATAGGCCGTTTCGAGCTGTTCCTCGAACGAGAGATAGGGGTAGCTCTGCTGAATCTCAGGAATAATTTGGGCCATTGCTTGCCGGACCTCGGCAAAATGCGGCTTTGCAGCCCCCCAATTATTTATGTATTCAGTTAGCTGGCCGACCTCCATTTGTCGCTGTTGCTCTGCAATGCTTTGCCTTTGCGCTTCAATTTGACTTTGTTGTTCCCTTAACTGCCATCGTGCTTGCCTTACTTCAGGCGGTTCATTCAACTCTGGGTCGCTTGCAAGGTCGTGCAGGGAGATACGGTTCATATCGGCAAAACGCTTAATAAACCCCGAAGGGTCTTTCATCATTTCGCCCCGCTCGGCTAGGAGACGTTCAACGATCTGGCCTCGCGATACGTTATGTTTTTGTAGCTCCGCATCATAGGGTTTAAGAGCCTTATCGACTTCCTCAAAGGTCTTTCGCATGGTTGCAAACTGCCCTCCGATCTTGCTGATGTATGAGTGCATTTGAGCTTCGCGCTGATTGATGTACTTTCGCACATCTTTCGGCACACTCGCCCAACGCTGGCGCATCTCAGCAACCCACTGTTCAGGCTCAGGGATGTCCTCTTCCGCTTCACTAAAGACTGGCTCCTCTTCAGGAGTTTCTTCAGTTTCTTCTTCAAAGGTGGCTTCCTCGTCGTCGCCTTCTACATCGGTCTGTGGTAAATCTGGTTCAGAAGCCTCCTCGACCTGATTAGTGTCGTTTAATTCGCTTAGATCCTCAGCGGCTTCCATTAAATCATTTCGTACGTCGCTCATCGGCGTATTCCTTCAGTGATATCGTTAGGGTTCACCTCTTCGCAGTCTCTTAACTCCTGCGGCACATTCGCGTTTATGTAATCCTTGTTGCCTTTCATCGCAGCGGTATACCACGCTTTTATTTCTTCGATATCCTCCCGTAATCCTTCTAAGTGTTTATTCTGATGCCGCCCAACTGATGCCCAAGTGCGGTCATCGTCAATTTCCACGTAACCTTTTTCTTTCGTTACACGCCGAAATGCGCTCTTGCTGTCAAACGTTTCTCCAGTCGCTGGGTGCCAGGTCGGGGCAATTGTATCTTGATGGACAGCAGGGGCAGAGGAAACAATTGTAGACGGCACTTTTTCAACAAGCTTTTGTGTTGCCGAATCGTAAACCCATTTGCCGCGCACCCCTTGAATATCAATCATAACTCTTGCATTAAATAGTTTAACAGAAGTTCTAAATCCTCGTATTCTTCCGCTTCCTTTCGTTTCTTCTCTTCTTCGTACAGTCTAACGGCTTTTTCGTATTCCTGCTTAATATATTCTTCTAGTCGAATCTTAGCTTGATACGCTTCTGCTGCCTTGTTTAGCTCATTAGCTTTAATTTGCAGCTCTAACAACTGGAAACTAATCGCGATTTGTTCTTCAGCTAATCGCAAAAATTCTTGTTGTTTGTCTAACGACTGGCGTTCCCTTTGAGCTTGTTGCGCCGTATCTATCGCAAAAACAGTTTGTTGCAACTGCTTCTTAATCTTCTTTATAACGCGACGCGCTTTTCGTGGTTCGCCTTTTTTACGCTCCTCAATTATCCATATTTCTTGGTATATTTTCGATATGGGAGGAACTGGAGGTTCCCCATAATTTTGCAAAAGCGTCAAAAGCATCTTTTTAGCTCAATAGCGATTTCAATTTTTGGAGCGTCGCCCCCGTTGTTTCGATTTCCGTTTCAATCCTAGCGATCTGTTGGATATCCCCCAATGCAATAGCTGTGCCTAGTTGAGAGTTCAAATAATTCAAACGGTTTTCGCATAAGAATATCAATTCTTCTATATTCATTTTTTACCCTAAACAAGTGGTATAAGCTCTTGGCCTATCGTGGAAGCGTGAGACTGCAACAAGACAACGTCATAAAGGTCCGTCCCGTCTATTGCTGCATAAGCTGCGATTCTATTCCCAACTGCTGCGGTTCCGGTCTGTATCGAGTCTGTTGGCGTATATGGCGATAGCACCCTGTTTTTTACATCGAATCTAAATATCTGATTCAATGTGTTGTTAACATAAATATTCATATAAAACATGCGCCCTTCGTTTCCAAAAGGTGAATAACTTCCGCATGTTCCCGTTGTTAGAGTTACCGCGCCATCGTAAGTAATCGCGCCCGTCCACGTTCCTGTAATACTCCCTGCGATGTCCAGAACATCAAGAGTTGTCGCACCCCCTCGGAAGAAATAGCAAAACGATTGCCGCGCATTTCTGGCTGGATCTGGCTGAATCCCGAACGATGGTGCCCACAATCCGCCCGCTGCATTTGCTGCTGGTGCTGCGCCAAAATAAGTCGTGCTCCAAGATCCAGCGGTAATGTTATTGGTCCCGTTGTTTATCGTCGCATCGGTATAATTGTAAGTAAAAACCGTTGTTAACCCGGACGTTCTCAATAGCATTAGGTTTGGCAACTCGATAACGTATTTTGCGCTAGATGATGGCTGAGTGGTCCATGCCGTTCCCAGCGTATAAACCGGAGATACCCCCCCGGTGTGTGATGCAATAATTCTTCTCTGGCCAACCGCTGCCGGTGTTGTTACATCTTCAACTATTCTAATCTGAAAGTTCCGATATTCGTTTGCAGCAACCACTGCATCGCCTAAAGCCGCCTGCCCTGTAAGGCTCGATGCCCCTGAGCCTGTTGCAGTAAGAGCTTTTCTTGCAACTAAATTCGTATCGTAGGTGTAACCACCCTTTATCATCCCTTCGCCCGGCACGCAATCAAAGGGCGTGTACTGCTCATCAAGTACCATAAGTGAGCTATCTATGCTGATATTTGCCGGTAATCCCGTCGTACTTAAACCCGTAGATAGGGTGTTCGTTGCAACCTCGAAAGATCTCCATATATTGGATGAAACCGTTGCCGCGTTAAGCATAAAAACGCGGCCCGCAAGAATTTCATATCGTGCGCCGCTGGAAGGCGTAAAGGTAAACGCATTATCTACATTTATATTCGGTGTTGTTCCGGAGCTATTGCCCACGATATACCGCTCTTCGGTTTTCCCTACGGTCGAATCAATAATACGCAGCTTAAAGCCGTACTCGCCTGAGCCTCCTCGGTTTGCAAGCATATTCACCCCGACCGCTGTAGCGAGTGCGGTGCTGAGCGTCACACTGGTCGTTGTTGCTCCGGCTGCTATCGTTCCAACTGCCCCAAAACTAGGCACGTACGCGATCGTTGCACCTGCACCCAACGACCCTGTAAGTGATGGCGATTGAACAAAATTCCAAGCTTTGGTCACAATGTTATAACGATTCAATACTGTGTTGCTTGCCAACTGATATACATACGGATTTCGAGAAATATCAGACCTTAAATCGGAAGCAAGGCATACACCTGAAGCATGGGTGTTCGGAGCTGGTGAAATCTGAGCCCATATTAGTCGATCAATCACTTTTTTGAATGTATTTGCCATTATTTTTCCTTATGATATTCGCGACCGAACACACTCTGACCATGCCGATAGGTTTTGGCCTAACTGCCCGATTCTGCCTTGAATACTATCAATCGATTGCAAGTTAGCGACAGTTGTAACGGTTGTAACTGTTCCTGATTCAACTACAACGGTCCCGCGTTGCCGTTGAACTGACTTTTCATAGCCTCGTGGTGAGTCGAGAAGCTGAAGAACCACATTCATTAAATTGCGAACGTTTTCAACTCTCAGGGTCAATGGGTCCGTTTCAGAAATTGTAACTGGCAATGAATTTGCAGCCGTTACTGGAATTGGAGTTGTTGTTGAAACATCAGCAATTTTGACATTCAAGGGAGTAGTAGTATCTACAGATACGGGCATCGGGTTAGAACTTGATACATCAACCGCAGTTCCATCATCTCCAATCCCAATTTTTACTCGCTGATGCAATACGCCGCCAATATCATCAGCTGCAACTGTGGCTCCAGCCCCTGGTGTGTATCCAACATTATCGGCCATTAGCTAATCCCTCTTATTTGTGCCATGACTTGCTCTACTTCGGGCAACAGTTCTTCTGCATCCTCAATAATGACCATTTTATTACCCATCTCATCAATGCCAATTCTGCCAACCCGCTTAGTCTTTTTAGGTGCAATTGTTTTAAGCTGCGCAGCCTTATCAAGTTGCATTTTTAACTGTTCGCGTACATGCCGTAAGTCCTCGGCCCGTCGTTCTCGTTCGTCAGCAAGGGCAATTTCTTGCCGTTTTAACTCTTCCTCTATAAGTTGCTTTTGAGCCTTTAGCTGCAATTCTGCCTCTGCAATTGCTTTTTTCTGCTCTAATTCGATAAATCGAGTATCAACTTGTGCCTGTTGCGGCTGCTGCTGTTGAGCTTGCATCTGCAATTCGGCATCCGCTCTTTGCTGTTCAGCGGCTTGCGCTTGCATTGCCTGTTCAGCCTGTTGAGCTTGCATTTGCCGTTGCTGCTCTTCAATGGCTTTTTGCTCCTGTCGAGCCTTCTCCATTTCGCCTTCTACTTCAGAAAGAGCTTTTTCAAGCTTGCCCCTTACCTCTCTACCCGCCTCAAACTGGCTTGTAGTGTAAAGGGTTATTTCGTTAATCACTGGCATCAACTGAGGTATCGCTTGAGCGTGTGGAAGTAAAACGTTGAATAAATTACCTAGTGCATTAGTTAGGTCAATTGCAGATTGTTTTGCAGCTTCTTGGTCAGCAAAGGTCGTAGAATCTGTCTCGATATCAATGCGATAATCACTTTGCGTGTCATTGCGAAGTAGGTCAATTACACCGCCTAAATACTCTTCTATTTCAGGGTCGTTAGTAACGCCTGCCATCTTTATCATGGTTTGCGATTGAAAGTGATTCTTAATGACTTGCGCTATGAGCGCGACCACATCGCGGCAAAACTTGGCAACCTTTCTTTGCCTTTCGCTAATTCGACTCATCGCGTACTGAGTCTTGATTTGTTGCGCCCCTAGAGTCTCAGAGGCTCTAGAAGTACCGCGCACAATGTCAGAGATACCCGTGATATCGTAAATCTGCTGCTTTTCTTGCTCCATCGCCTCATGCAGCACGCGCAAAATCGCTGCATGGTCGGCCATTGAAAGTACTTCCAATGCGCTCTTTACGCCGCCCTGTTGGAGGTACATCTGGAAGTTAGAAAGTTGAATGTGTGTGCCGTTTGGCTTCTTTAGTATGTTGTCTAGCTCTGGGTTTTCGCTTCCAGAGATTGAAACAACCTTAATGTATCTCGCGATATCTTGGGCTTTTTGGCAGAGCTGATTAAGCGTCTCTTGCTGGTCTTGGTAGAAACAAATATCGGGTCTTGGAATAAGTCCAGTGGTCAAAGTAGCAAAGAGGGGCTCAGGGCAGGGAAAGAACTCATCAAAGACAAGGTAAGGTTCATCTTCTTTTAGGACCTCATTATGCCCTTCGGCTAACCAATAGACCTTATTTGAGTCCTTGCACCAAACCTCATAAACGCAAATGCGATTCTTATTTATTTCCTTCTCGCCTTCTTCCTGCGCCGCTTCCTCCGAGTTGCGATAATTAATGTAAGCATCTTCCCCGAATTTCTCCTTGAACTCTTTTTTGGTTATATGGGTCTTTCGGGCTACTTTGCGTACTTCCGCCCACGTTCTTGCTGGCTCAAACAGCAGATCCGTCCAATGAATGTAATCGACTACGCATCGCTCATCGACAAGCGTTTCAACGGGCTCGCCGTCGACGTAGTACCCTTCATCATCTTGCTTTACAAGGCTAGGGTCTACAGGTTGCCCCATCTTATCGACGTACTGTTCTTGGCCTTCTGGTGCTTCTGGATACGTTTCAGGAGCTTCACCTGCTTCGGGGGCTTCTGGCCCTTCCATTTCCTCGCCCATCTCCATTGGAGGCATACCAGGCATTTGGCCTTGATAAAGGGCAGGGGACTCCACCTCTTGTACTCGAATCTTAGGAACCTCTACGCCTATCTTTGGCTCGTAACGTACCCATAAGGCACCTTGGCCTACCACCAAGTAATCATCAACGGCTCTCGATACGGCAGCATCGAACCCCGACACTTCCACCTGAAAGCGTGTGCAACGCTCTAGAATCTGGCTTCCTAGCCGAGCCGTAACGTCCCGAGTAGGGTATCGCCTAAATATTTCCGGCTTAGGAGGTTGCGCGTAAAGAGCGGGTTTTAGGGTATTAACAATCGACCAAAACACGTTTAATTGTGCTGGTCTTTCGCAGTATTGACTAAAATCTTCTCCGGCATACAGCTGCTCGCTGCGCCTTGCCATCTCATAATAACGGTCACGCGCCTTTTTCCACCGTCTTATCTCGGTGTGCAGGGGATGCTCTTTGTCCTTATCGTCGCTTTCGTACTCAGCCATTTAAGAATAAACCCCGCAAAGGTTGCCCTTTTTAACCACAGACAAAACAAGAATACTCGATATTAAGTAAAAAGGGGAAGAGGGCTTGCTTAAGGTCTACTATTCGACTAAAGTTTTTGTAGATACATACCAGCTTCATAGCTCAAAATGGCGTGGTTACTACCTAACTGCTCCGAACCCTGCAGGATACTCAATAAAAGTATAACTTGGAGTCTGCAGATATCGTGCTGGCGATACGAACCAAGAAGGAACAGAAGCCTTTGGACATTTCCGCTTCTGTTAGAGTGCCCGAAGGCTAACAAGACACGGGGACAACACTCTCTTCGATGAAAGACCGCGTAAAGGGGCACTGGAGGCTACCCTACCTTGAAAGAGGTTGCGCTTGTTAGCTACGGAAAGGCGACGCTGGCTCCGAAATCGTGCCAAAAGTCATTTAATCGTAGAATTTTCCCTTAGATGGGAAAGTTCTACTCACAGCTCAGCTCCACCAAAATCGTTTTCCTTTAACTCTTAAACTAGTCGCTAACTGAGACGAAAAAGGTGACAGTAAAGATGAGGTTGCCAAAAGAGGTCAAAAAGTGAGACTCTACCAAGGAATGGGTCTGTAAACGTCAGTGAGTTTGGAAATTGACTCAAAGGTAGCGGCGTGGTCAGGCCCATTACTTTTTCATATCCGCCACCGATTGCTCACATCGTCCACCGCCTCCACCAAGTCCGAGTAAGTCACGGCGTTCGGGTCTCGGCGTTTCTTCTTGTCAAACCGTGGGATTATTGGCCATTGCATTGCTATGTAGCGGACAACATCAGCGCAATTATGGACAATGATTCCGCCTAAGATGGAGAAGTTTTCAACGTCGGGGACGTGCAAACAGTAAACGTCAGCTTGCCCTACTTGGTTTACGCTGAGGCATACCACGTCGCTTGTTTGAGCTAGCTTTAGCGGCACACTCTTTTGAGCAGGTGATTTTTCGTGCGTATCTGTTGCAAATAAAGGTTGTCCCACACTCTGAACATCCCCTCGATTCGTCGTCAAATCCCTGTATTCGTCGCCATTTGCTCTTACAGTTATTGTGGCAAAACTCGGCTTTTTGATGCCCAAGGAAAGATTTACTGCAATGTTTGCATATCTTTTTATGGTCTTTTGCATTCTGTTTAGCGTAGCAGTCATTCCAATAGTGCTCCCTGTGCCACGCACGACCTTCTTCAGATTTATGCCATTCTCTGGCCTTATCTCTTGCATGTGTTGCAAGGTACTTTCTACTTTTTGCTTTGCGCTCTTCTTCTCGCATGTGTAACGACATGTGAGCTGTCTTTTCAAGCAATTCGAGGTTGTCCAATCTATTATTTGACTTATCCTTGTCCTTATGGTGGACATGCCACCCCTTTGGAATAGGCCCATGAGCACATTCCCAAACCGCCCTATGGAGTCGTAGGCCATCTCTTTGAAAGTAATGCCCGCAAAGGTAGAACTTAATTCCGTTGAACTCTTGAGTTGTGTTGTTGATGATTGTTGGTTCCATATGCCAACATGGTAGCATATCTCACCCGTAAAATCACTAGCATTTATCCATTTTGCATCTTTATTTAAAAAGCTATGGTCTGGTGTGCATCGAACTTTTTGACCATTGCTAAAAACCAATTCAACAATCGGCACATTCTTTTGCTTTAACCCGCAATTTATGTAATCGCGAACCCCTTGAGCTGTATAAACCTGTCCAGCTTTTGGCATTTCATCAATGCGCATCGGCCCGTTTGCCGTATCAACCAAAGTATCGCCCGTAAAGCAGTGATCGGCCCCTTGCGTATCCACGTCCTCCGGCCTTCTATCATCGTGCTGCAACATCGGAAAGGTTCGAAGCAAATGCTTACAGCCCCTCGTAAACAGCAAACTCCTCTCCCTTAGCCTCATTCGTATCTGGTTCCAGCCTGGAATCCTAGATTTATCGCTTCTTGAGAAGTAAACCCCAGCAATCGCCAACGCATCGGCAATACTTTGGCCCCCGTGATTCTCAAATATCTGGTTATCCGCTGGTCCTGGCTCAACCCTTCTCTTAATAGTTGATTCTCGCTCGGTAATCCCGTCTCGGATGTCAACAAGGGACATCTTTAACCCCTCATCCTTATCATTCCCGCCGTACCATTCCCTTAAAATGATAATTGAGCCTTTTTTGATGCCCCTCCAATCCTCTCCAGCATAGGTGTACCAGAGCACAGCAAAGGGATGATAGGTCCCGTGGTCATACGCCCTATAGATCTTCCAGTGATTCGGAATATCATCAGGGTCAATCGCATCAATAACATGTTCTTGGCTAAACTCCGGAAAATAAGCCCCCGCCACAACATCCCAATCCCCATGCAACCACGCCCGAACCATCTCAGGACTCCCAATCTCGTGAAGCCTTTGAACATAAGTGGGGTCGGCCTTCATCAGGATCTGGTTATCAGTAACCCTAGAAGGGATAAACATCCTATGCAGTCCAGTATCTTGCTCAAGAAGCTTATAACCTTGAGGGTTCTCGGCTATCCCATAACGCGCCTTTACCCATCCATGGCCCACACCTCCAGGGTTCGCAGTACACCGTATCCGCTTATGAGGCACATCGTGGGGGCTTCTTAAACAAGCAATCATCTTGGTAAACCCCTCATCAGTGGCAAAGTTCCCCAATTCATCGAACCCTAGCCAAGCTATTGAAAAACCTTGATAATTGGTCGCATCTCTTGCATGCGCCATATACCTTAAATAAAGCTTAGCCCCATTCGGCCACCTCCAAACCTTCTCATTCGCATTATAAGAAGCACCGGTTTGGGGGTAAAACTCGAAACTCTGTCGAATCACCTCCTCTAGTTCTGGGTAAGTCCTACGGAAGAGCATCCCAACCCAGTGCTGCTTATAAACCGAAACGTCACTTACAAAATCCCCTAAAAGCGCGCTCGTATTGTGCGTTGGTATGAAACTCTTTGTCACCAAAAAGGTATGACTTGGAGAATCCACCGTTAAACATTGCGTCCAAACCGGATCTATCGGCTCAATATTTGTGATGTAATGCCATTTTTGTGTCTCCCTCAAACTGTTAGGCAATCTTTCACTTTTTCTAATTAGCCTAAAAACAGGTAGGGCAGTAGTCGCTTTTACAATCCAAGCTAGTTTCCCCTCTACAGGTCCATTCTTCCCGTTCGTACAAATTGGTTTTTTTGACGTGATAAATGGCTTTACCCCTAAGCTAGCTAATAACTCAAAAACCCCTCTTGATAACCCTTCATTCGTATTGCAAAACTCAATTTGACCATCTGACATGCAGCTGCCGTCAGTATCAAATAGCCCCTGCAATAACTCTAATCTTTGTTGTGGCGATGAATGAAGATATTCTTCGGGAATATGCTTTGAATCAGCAACTCCAAGTTCCTTAAGTTCAGTAATAAAAGGGCGGTCTCGTTCAATTTTATAAGTTATATCATCATAGGTAGCCCGTTCGACTCTGTATCCACAAGAAAAAAGTTCTTTTGTTAATTCCTGAGAGTCCTCCTTCCCAATAGTAATTCGACCACTATCTCGACTCCCATCGCCTAACCAAACCCCTAACACGTAAGGAGGAATCGGCAAATCTCTCTCCGGCTGGTCAACGGTCCCAGCCAACTTAATTGCATGATTTACTTCTCGCCCGTTTTGAACTTTTAACGTCTCAAAAAGCTCTTGGGTATCCCGCATCGTCCCACTACTTGGCTCTTTGTACTGGTATTCTCGCGCCCTATTTAGCTCAGTAACCTTTTTTTGGCTCCCCGCATTCTTAGGGTCACTTTTTGCCCTAGAAGGACGGCCTTCTCTTCGCTTTGCACGGTATTCATCAGTGCACCTATGATTAGATACTCGTTCAGCTTTTGAATAGGTAATCCAACGATGCACATCGTCAGCGACAATTTGCTGGCCATTGTCAAACGTCAATAGATAGCACTGCCTTAAAGTCGGCTCGCTCTTAAAAGTAACGGTCGTAGGCTTGCCATCAGCATCAAAAATTACATCTCCAACTTTGAGATCGCCAATGGTAGACCACCCGTAAGTAGTTAAAACCTCTGTAGAAAGTTGCAAGCCTTTCCCTCCGCCTCTCGCTCCTCCAAACAGTATTTCAGGAACGCTCTTGTACTTGAGCAAATCCTCCTGAGGCCCCTTTTGAGGAAACCATACTAGCTTGTTAGCCCGCTTCAATATTTCGTCGCCTATACCCATAAACAGCCCCGTAAATGGCCCGTAGTGCATCTCTAATAGTATCAGGATAGCACAGGTATCAGGGATTCCGGATAGTGCCTAAAAGGAGGTAGC